ACTAGATAGAATTATTTTACACTTGGAAGATTTTGCCATGTTAAAAATTGCCATGTTAAAAACTGCCATGTTAAAAATTGCCATGTTAAAAATTGCCGTCTAATAAGTACTAACTATATAACAAGTACTAACTATACAATAATCTAAGCCTTACGGCACTAACTTAGTAATAAATACTAACTTACAACAAACTACTACTACTAATAAATAAAAGAAAGAGAGTATAAAATCATGACTGGTAAAAAACTCATCAAACAACAACAGGAAAAGATTGAACGTATCGAACAGCTGCAAAAAGATTTACATAAATTGTCCATGTTTGGCTTGCTTACTGTGAATGCCTTAGGAATAGATGATGAATTAGAACTCCCACTAAAAGCTATCTATGATGTCTCACATGTCATCAAGGATGTATTGGATGGAATGAGTCCACAAGAGGCTATTGAGAAGAATTTGACAGAAAGTGATGATGAGGAGTAAGAAAATGTGGAATAAATTAAAAGACTATTTTGGACTAGATGAAATCTTGGCAGATGAGCCAATCCAGGAATTAAAGCAAGAAAACAGCAATCTAATTGATTTAAGAACTCTACAAATCGAACTTAGAAAATGTAAAGAGGAAATCAGACAGAAAAACGACTTACTAAATGAGCTATCTACTGAAAATATTAAACTTGCTCAAGGTCTTAAAAGCTGCTCTGAAATCATCTACGAGCAGGAAAAACTAATCAATGTCTTTCAGGATATTTATAACAATGGAGGCAAATGATGGACAGAGGGCTTTTCGGGACTTTTGACTATGACAGGGACTACTTACAACCTACAGAGCCTCAGGATGAGCTTGACCCTGCTGATTATGTATTCAGTGCTGGTCAGTGGATTTATGTAGGAGATTGTTAGCCTATGGATAGAGAGCACTATGAGGACAATGCCTATTGGAGAGAAAGACACCTTAGGACTTGCTACGAGCTAGGCGCTATTATTGATGAGCAACAAGATAAAATAGTAGCCCTTGTTAATAAAAATAAGCGCTTAGAGCGTGAAAATTGGAATTTAAAACATAATAGAGGTAAGAGAAGATGACAAATAATCAAATGACAACACAAACAAAGCGTGACATCTCAGTAGACACTAGCGCTTGGACTTTTCAAGACATCAAACGCTACTTTGACCCACAAAACCTATTGACAGAAAAACAAGTAGGACAAGCCTTGTCTCTTATCAAAGGGCGCAATTTAAACCCATTAGCCAATGAGGTCTATATTGTAGCATACAAAACAAAAACAGGGGGGACTGAATTTAGTCTCATTGTATCAAAAGAGGCCTTTTTAAAGCGTGCAGCACAAAATCCAAATTATGAGGGATTTGAGGCTGGAGTGGTCACTGTAGATGATGAGGGTATCATGCACGAACGAAAAGGAGCAATCATGCTACCTGGTGATACTCTTGTCGGTGGATGGGCTAGAGTATATCGCAAAAATTTCAAGGTACCTGTGGAAATCTTTGTCAGCCGTGAGGAATATGACAAGAAAAAAAGCACATGGAACAGCATGCCAGCTACTATGATTAGAAAGACAGCTCTAGTAAATGCTCTTAGAGAGGCTTTCCCTGAGGATTTAGGAAATATGTACACAGAGGATGACGGAGGGGAAACATTTGACCGTATCAAAGACATTACCCCTCAAGTACCTCAAGAGAGCCGTGAGGATGTAGTGGCACGCAAAATGGCTCAGATTGAGCAATTCAACAGAGAGCAAGAAACAAGCTATGTAGCGCCTGAGATGGAGACTGAGGCACCTCATGAACCAATCCAGGGCGAGTTACTAGATGACAACGAACTTGAATTTTAGATAAAAGGAGGAACAACATGCAAGAATTACAAGTTAAAATCACACAGGCTCAGGTTGAAATCATTGACCGTGAGAAATTTGAGCAAAATATCAATGAGGTAGTGACTAAATATCAAAATTACACGGTCACGGCCTCAACTATTAAGGATGATAAGCAAGTACTTGCTAATTTACGCAAACTAGACAAGCAAGTCTCTGATGAACGTATCCGAAATAAGAAATTACTATCTGAGCCTGCTGATGAGTTTGATAAATACATCAAGCAAGCTATCCAGCCATTAAAAGAAATCATTGAAAAGATTGATGTAGATGTCAAAGAATTTGAAAATCATCAAAAAATGGTCAGACTAGACACAGTCAAGGCTTACATCTCAAACAAGTCAGCTGAGTACATGCTAGACCCTAGAGTCTTTGATGAGAAAGCTACAGAATACATCAAAGCTAGTGATTTTATGGCTGATGGGATGACCCTTAAAAAAGCAACCATGAAAAGCCTTGATGATATGGTCACATTTGAATTTCAGAAACAGCAAGAGCTTGAGAAATCTAAATCAGCTATCTCAGGCCTCTGTGCTGAGTATAGGATGACTGACTCTCCTTATATCCGTATGTTACGAGACTTGACCCTTGCTGAGGTTTTTGAACAAATTAAGGCTGATTATGCTTTTCAGAGAGAAAAACAAGAGCTTGAACGTGCAAGACAAGAACTTGAGCAAGCTAGTCAGCCAAAATCAACAGAGACCCCAAAATTTGACCCAGAGACAGGCGAAATCTTAGACGGTGAGGAATTATCCCAAAACAAACCAAACGCTCTCAGAGGGGCTGAAAATGGCTTAAAACGATATACCCAAAAAATGACAGTTGAGGTATATCTTGTAGACACAGCTGATAAAGACCATTTTAAATCTACGCTTGAGCAGGCTGGGTACACAGTCAAGCATAATTACAAGGTTAGTGGTTATCAACGTATCGAACCTTTAACACAGGATGAACTCAATGAGCAGAACGGGTGGTAAATATGGAAATTAGAAAAGTAACTGATAGCATAGCTATCTACTCAGACGGCAAGAGATTGCAGGTTATCCACAACCTAGGGGATGAGTTTATCTTAGATTTTGAAATTAAAAATTACAAAACTATAAATATTGATGACCTGAGCCCTCGTATTGTGAGTGATATTACTCCAATTTTTAAAGTGAGTGGGTACTGCTCACGACGTGGAGAAGATACCCAACGCTTAAAATGGGCTATCCGTCAATTTGAGGACTTTGATGAGTATATTAAAGATAATGAGGATGACCTGCTTGATTGGTCAAAAAAACCAGGGAGGAAAGTAAATGATTAACAATGTTACTTTGATTGGGAGGCTTGTAGCGCCTCCTGAGTTAAAGAAAACGCCTAATAATGTATCAGTATTACAGGGTACACTTGCAGTCAATCGCAATTTCAAGAATGAAAATGGAGACCGTGAGGCTGATTTTATCCAATTTCAAGCGTGGAAAGGCACAGCTGACATCATTGCTCAGTATTGTAGCAAGGGCTCACTTATTGGCCTCACAGGTCGCTTACAGGTTAGGTCTTATGAAAAAGATGGCCAACGTAGATATGTGACTGAGGTAGTGGCTGATAGTATCGCTCTGTTAGAGAGTCGCAACAAACAACAAGAACAAGCTCCAGCTCAACCTAGCAACAACTACACAGGGAATAGTAACCCATTCAGTCAACCTGACCCATTTAGTGTCTCTGATGATGATTTGCCATTTTAGGAGCTGCTAAATGAAATTAACTCTAAACATTGAGCCTAAACCACAATCAAGGCCACGGTTTACACGATTTGGGAGGGCTTATGATGACCCTAAAATGAAAGCATGGCGCAATAGTTGCCAGCTACTCATTGCTAATCAGTACATAGGTCAATCTATCCTTGAGGGAGCTTTGAGGGAACGGCTTAGATTTTATATCAAGCCTCCTCAGTACCTCTCTAAGGTCAAGAAATATCATCAAGCGCTCATTGATGAGGTCATACCAGTAGACAAAAAGCCTGACATAGATAACTATGAAAAGGCTCTATATGACAGCATGTCAGGTATTGTCTTTAAAGATGATGGACAGATAGCTTTGCATGATGTAGGCAAATTTTATAGCCTAAATCCTAGGATAGAGATAGAAATTGAGGAAATGAAATGGAATGGCTAACAGATAATATAGATCACCCCATTATATGTATTGTATTTTTCTTGGCTGGGCTTATTTTGGGTAATATAGAACCACTCAAAAAACAACCTGAAACTAGCAAACAACCTATAATCATCTATAAGGTTGACAATGCTGGTTCAGGAATACATGGGAAAATCAGTGATAAGGAAATCATAGAGGGGCGCTACACTGTCACGGTGCCCTCTTATGGAAAATTTTTAGTGACAAAGGAACAATATGAGAGTATCAGAGTAGGTGATGACATGCCTATATATTTGAAATAAAGGAGCAAAAATGGACTATAAAAAACGGTTGACACAAAAACAACGTGAGCGTTTTGCTTTTATGCTGAGACAAAAACGATTAGAAATAGGTTTGACGATTAGTGAGTTTGCATATAAATTAGGTTATTCAGAGTCAAGTATATCATGTTGGGAGCGTAAGATAAAAAATCCTAATTTATACAAAGTACAGGATGTTGCTAGTTTCTTTGGTATCCCACTAAATGTCTTGATAGGAGAGGAGTAAGGAGGTAGAGGAATGAATAAAAAAGAATTGATTGAAAAAATCGAAGCTATGCCGAATAATACTGGTTTTATCAGGCCAAAGATTGACAAGCATTTAGTTTTAGGTCTAGTCAGAGAATTAGACGAACCAGAAAAAGTCAAAGTTCCGCAGTTTGTTGCGAATTGGATTGAGGAGTGTAAAAATGATGATTTCCATTTATTCGGCGCAATGGAAGCCATTTCTTCAAACCAAAAAAAACTGGATTATTGGTTTAGAGAAGACGACAACATGGAACTTTTCGCCCGTGCTTGGCTTGACGGCTACGAGGTCGAGAAAGAGAAGCGGTATACAATTATATTTAAAAACATTCGCAAAGAAACAAGATACCTAAAATATGATAGGGTTGTAGAAAATTGGTATTTTGGAGTAGAACAATGTTCCAAAGAAACAAAAATCTCTCACACCCGCACCGAACTAGAAGAAGCTGACTTTGGATGGGTGTTTGATTGCCCAGGTATTGAGATTGAGGAGATTATAGAATGAAAGACTTTATTTTAGCTATCAATAATTTAAAAATTGAGATTATAACAAACTCAGATAATTTAGCCAGCTATGAGCTAGGAAATATCAAGAGACATGCAAGGGATTTATATGAGAGCCTAGTATGGTTGCAGTGTATGGCAGAGGAGGCAGGAAAATGAGACCTAAAAAATATCCGTATTCAGGGGCTAAAAAAGCAAAAGAAACAACTAAAGAAGATAAGCAAGAGCTGATGGTCTTTCCAAATATAGCAATCAGAAAAGAATGGCTCAAACACATTTTTTCAGTTGTCAAAAATCATGATAATTCAACTATCATTTATTTCAGACTTCCAAAAGTTTTTGGTCTTGGCTATGACGAAGAAATAATAAAGGTCAATCTGAAATATGAGGAGACCATGAAACTATTAAATAGGAATAACTAAAGGAGAGGTAGAGAGTGAGCAGAGCTAAAGAACTCTTGACAGAGTTACAGAGCTTGGACATGGACATCCAAAGCCGTATAGATGAAATCAATGAGCTTGAGGCTGGCCTACTCTCAAGCCCTAAGTGGACTGATGTAAAAGTCCAAAGTGGCCAAGTTAGAAAGATTGATGATGTGTATGCTCAACTTATTACTATGAAACAAGAGATAGAGCGTGACATTAAAGAAATCATAGATAGAAAGCTAGAACTGAGCAGGCTAATCAATAAGCTATCAAATCCAAAATTTAGGACAGTATTAAGGATGACATACATCAATAAGATGTATGTAGATGACATCTGTGACAAAATGGAAATCAGTAGGACTACATTCTATACATGGAGAGGCTTGGCTATTAGTGAGTTAAATGATTTACTAAATCGGACTAAATCGGACTAATAAGGCTAAAAATTGTTAGCACGGTTTTTAAAATCTGATAAAATGATAGTGTCAAATGCTGAAAAGGTTTGATATTATCTCCTTATGTTTTGAGAGGCTACGGCCTCTTATGGTAGTGGTAAAGGTTACGGTGAACCTCTAAAAATGTTGCTCCTACGGTTTACCTCTGGTTCAATTCCAGACACTATCTTAATGACTACACAAAATAAAAAACAAATGTAGTATCTATCAGTTTGCAGGGTAGTAGTCGCCTTGCAGTTAGAATGTAGCTCAACGGTGGAGCGATATGACTATAAAGGGTCTGAAACGTATGCAGGTTCAATTCCTGTCATTCTAATTGTATCTCTGTGAGTAGCTATCACAATAGGGGTACAGAGCGGTAATTAGATTTAGGCTGATTAACCTGTAGGACAGAGATAAAGTAGCGCTATATAAAGGCTCTGGTGGGGGAGGCACCCACTTACCGCATACAGTCACTCATTGAGTGGCTTTTTTATTTATCAAAACAAATAAACAGCAGGAGGTTTAGGCTTGGGTAGAGCAAGAGACCCCAACCGAGACAAAGCATTTGAAATCTATTCAGAGAACAATGGCGACATTGAACTGATTGAGATTGCTGAGCGTTTGGGTGTTTCAGCTGGCACTGTCCGAGGTTGGAAAAGTAAAGATAAATGGGAACCTAAAATAAAAGGAACGTTCCAAAAGAAAAATAAGGAACGCTCCAAAAAACCAAGAGGCGCTCCCAAAGGTAGTAAAAACGCTCTAGGACATGGAGCACCTAAAGGGAACACCAACGCTGTCAAACATGGATTGTTTGCTAAGTATCTCCCTCAAGAGGTATATGAGATAGCTCAAGAGATTTCAGATAAACAACCTATAGATATACTGTGGGAAAATATCACTTTGACTTATGCAACCTTATTACACGCTCAACGTATTTTGCATGTGCAAGACATTGAGGACACTACTAGCCTTGTAACTAGCACGGCTAAAGGTGGTGTAGGATATGAACATCATACATCATGGGATAAGCAAAGCAGAGCCATCACAGCGATAGCAAGAGCTCAGACTGAGCTTAGAGGCATGATTAAGACTTATGATGAGCTCACACGCTCTCCACTTGTTACAGAGGAGCAGCGCTTGAGGATTGATAATCTCAAGGCACAGTTAGGCTCCAATGATGAGGATGATACAGTCATAACTGGATTTACATTTGATAGGAGTGAGTACAATGGTAACACTGAACCTAGCCAAATTGATTAACCCAGTATTTGATGATGTCCTATATACGACTAAGAGCCATGTAGTGCTCAAGGGTGGCCGTGCCTCTACTAAGTCATCAGTAGTCTCTATTGACCTTGTAAATGACTTTATCAATGACCCTATGGGTAATGTGGTAGTTTTACGCAAAGTAGGCAAGTACTTGAGAATGTCAGTATATGAGCAGATTAGATGGGCTATCTATGAGATGGGCTTAGCTAATCAGTTTAAGTTTGGGAAATCTCCCTTGCAGATAACTCATATCAAGACAGGTACAGCTTTTTATTTCTACGGTGTAGATGACCCTATGAAACTCAAGTCACAGAAAATAGCTAAAGGCTATGTCATGGCTGTATGGTTTGAGGAGCTTGCTGAGTTTGCTGGCCGTGAGGATATTGACATAGTTGAGGATACTTTCATCCGTCAAGAGCTCCCAAACGGCAAAGAGGTCAAGGTCTATTTCACTTATAACCCTCCACGCAATCCCTATGACTGGATAAATGAGTGGGTAGCTGAGAAAGCTAGTGACCCTACATACATGATACATCATAGCACCTACCTTGATGATAGGCTAGGCTTTTTGTCTAGGCAGATGATTGAGAAGATTGAGCGCTATAAAGAGACTGACCCTGACTACTATCGCTGGATGTATTTGGGTGAGGTTATCGGTCTTGGTAATCATGTCTATAACATGAGCTATTTTAAACCACTAGAGAGCCTCCCTGAGGATGATAAGCTAATAGGCATATCATTTGCTATGGACACTGGACACCAGCAGTCAGCAACGACATGTGGAGCTTATGGGCTCACAGCTAAAGGTAAGGTTATCCTATTAGACACTTTCTATTATTCTCCAGCTGGCAAAACCATCAAGAAAGCACCTAGCGAGCTATCTGTGATGATACATGATTTTATAGATGATGTCATGAGAACTTACAGAGTGCCAAAACTCAAGATGACTATTGATAGTGCGGAGGGAGCTTTGAGAAACCAATATTTCAGAGATTATGGAGAACGCTGGCACCCAGTGGCCAAAAAGAAAAATCAGACTATGATAGACATGGTTATCAGTCTATTGGCTGAGGGTCGTTTTTATTACCTTAATACTGAAAATAACAGGGTATTCATTGAGGAGCATAAGATGTACCGATATGATGACAAAACCATCAATACTGATGACCCTAAAGTCATCAAAGAGGATGACCACACAGTAGACGGTTTCAAGTATTTTGTCCTAGACAATGCTAGAGAGTTAAATCTAAAAGCCTAAAGGAGCTAGTAATGGGAATAGTCCAAACGATTAAAGATATTTTTAAAAGGAGTAAATATGTGATGACTACTCAAAATCTAACATACATCACTGACCATCCGAAAATAGCAGTGTCATCAGCAGAATATGACCGTATTAGGGAAAATATTAAGTATTTTTCAGGCCATTACCCTCAAGTAGAATATAGAGACAGTAATGGGGCTAAAAATAAAAGAGATTTCAACCATTTACCTATTGGCCGTACAGCTGCTAAGAAGATTGCAAGCCTTGTATTTAATGAACAGGCTGAAATTAAAGTAGATAATGAGCAAGCTAATAAGTTTATCCAACAACAGCTACAAGATGACCGATTTACAAAAAACTTTGAGCGATACCTTGAGAGTTGTTTAGCGCTTGGTGGTCTTGCTATGAGGCCTTATGTGGATGGTGAACGTGTAAGAGTGTCATTTATTCAAGCGCCTGTATTTTTGCCATTGCAATCTAACACTCAGGATGTCTCTAGCGCTGCAATCGTGACCAAGACCATCAAAGCTGATGGTAACAAGCAGATATATTACACGCTGATTGAATTTCATGAGTGGTCAAATGATAAGTACACAGTGTCAAACGAGCTATACAGGTCTGATAATAAGCATGCAGTAGGCTCAAGAGTGCCACTGTCAGAACTCTATGAGGATTTAGAGGAAGTGGTGGAGCTAAATGACTTGAGCCGTCCACTATTCACTTATCTAAAGCCACCAGGAATGAACAACAAAGATATTAACAGCCCACTAGGTTTGTCTATCTTTGATAATGCTAAGACTACAATAGACTTTCTTAATACCACCTATGATGAGTTTATGTGGGAGGTCAAAATGGGTCAGCGTAGGGTGGCAGTACCTAGCCAAATGATTAAAACAGAATATAATCAAAATGGCGAGAATGTCGTGGTCAAGCGTGAATTTGAGGCTGGCCACAATGTCTATGAGCAATTTGACTCTGGTGACATTGATAAGGGCATAGGTATCACAGACCTTACTACACCAATCAGGTCAGATGACTACATCAAGGCTATTAACGAGGGCTTGGCGCTCTTTGAAATGCAGATTGGCGTATCAGCTGGCATGTTTAGTTTTGACGGTAAGTCAATGAAAACAGCTACAGAGATTGTCTCTGAGAACTCTGACACATACCAAATGAGAAATAGTATTGTCAGTCTAGTAGAGCAGTCTCTAAAAGAGCTCATTATCTCAATGCTAGAGCTTGCTAAGGCTTATAAACTATACTCAGGTGAAATCCCTGAGATGGACAAGATTAGTGTCAACTTGGATGATGGAGTATTCACTGACAGGAATGCTGAGCTTGATTATTGGATAAAAGTAGTTAATGCTGGCTTTGGTACTAATACAATGGCTATTGAGAAAGTCCTAAATGTAACACCTGAAAAAGCTAAAAAGATTAAGGCTGAGATTGATGGCAATGTCATTGATGATGTAAATGCTGAGCGTAGCCTTGATGATGTAGGAGTCTATGGAGAGTAGCATGAGAAAACTGTTTAGGTTTATTTTGCCACCACTCAACCCAGCCAAGCTATTTATTAAGTCACCAAACAGGTTTTTGAGGTGGGTATGGTATGACTAAGAAGAAACCAATCAAGCTAAATGATGAGCAACTCATGCTTGACGCTAGTAGAGTTGCTGACATCTACCATCAGCTAACTCTTGACCTTTTTGACCAAGTAATAGACCGTATCAAAGAGCGTGGCTCTGCTAGTCTTAATGATAACCCTTATATCTGGCAACTTGAGAAAATGAATGAGATGGGCTTGCTTAATGATGATAATGTCAGCCTTATCTCAGAGCGCTCAGGAATTGCTGAGGAACAGCTCAGGTATGTCATACAAAATGAGGGCTACAAGGTTTATAAAGACACTAAAGAGCAACTACTGGAGTCCATGGGTGGAGATTTTACTGATAACTCACTCATCCAGACCAATCTAGCTGCTTATGTCAATCAGACCATGGGAGACATAGATAACCTCATCAATACGACTTTGCCAATGAGTGTCAGAAAGGTCTATCAGTCTATTGTTGAGGAAAGTGTAGCCAAGGTAGTCACAGGGCTTACTACATCAGACAAAGCTATCTCTGATACAGTTATGAAATGGGCTGAAAAGGGCTTTTATGGCTTTACTGATAGCCAAGGCAAGAGGTGGAAAGCTGACACTTATGCTAGACAGGTCATCAAGTCAACAGCTTGGAGAGTCTATCGTGAGGTCAGAATGGCTCCAGCTGAGGAATTAGGTATAGATACCTTTTACTACCACAAAAAAGCCACAGCAAGAGAGATGTGTGCTCCTCTACAACATCAGATAGTAACTACTGGAGTTGCTAGAGAAGTAAATGGAGAGCGTGTCTTAGCTCTAGCTGACTATGGCTACGGTCATCCTGCTGGTTGTCAGGGTATAAATTGCACTCATGAGATGACACCATACATCCCAGGGGTCAACTACAAGCCTGATTTGCCTGACCATTTGAAAGATCTAACACCTGAGGAGGCTATAGCAAATGCAAACGTACAGGCTAAACAGAGAGCCCTGGAGAGGTCTATCAGGAAGTCTAAGGAGCTTTTGCATGTTGCAGAAAAGCTAGGAGATAGTGAGCTAATCTCTAATTATAAGAGCAAGGTTAGGATGAAACAAGGAGCCATGAGAGGTTTTTTGAGTCAACACCCTTACCTACATAGAGATTATGCTAGAGAGAAATACTACAATGACCCATTTTCTCAAGCTAAGAAAGAGGTCAGGCTTAGAGAAGAACAAAAGAAAGCTAGAGAGCTTGCTACTAAGCGTGCAGAACTTGATAAAGCTGTGAAAAGTGGTAAAATAGTAAGTGTATCAGGGGTTACAGTAGGGCATACGCCTCCACGAAAGACTGGAGAGCCAAATAGTGTAGTCCAACACAACGCAACAAATGGAGATGTACTTGGTAGAACTTATTATGATGATAGGGGCTACAAAGTAAAAGATATACATTTCACTAATCATAAGCAACCAGATAAACATCCTTACGGGAAAAAAGGTGAGCATGTTCATGACTATGTGTTTGATGATGACGGCAAGTTTGTCAGCAGAACGACTAGAGAACTAACAAACAATGAAAGAGAGGAGAACCTAGATATATTATGGCGATACTAGAAGATTTACAAGCATTATACGATAACGGTTGGGACGCCTCTTTTGTCTACAAAGGGCAAGATTGTGCTATCTTACCTAATTCTACAACAGATATACAGGTCTCTATAGGAGCTAAAACTTATGTGGTTACCTCTCTTGATGACTTAGTAAATTTAGATATTGACGGTCAAAAACTGTCAGATGTCATGTCTAAAACAGATGTACAATACTATTAGCGCTTAGAACAATCTAGGCGCTTTTTTCATGTAATAAATTGCAATAAACAACTATAAACCTATGGGAACCATCAGGTTTTTTATTTTGCCCTGGAGCATGGCGTAAAACTGTCTTAATTTGTCCATGTGACGTAAAAAGGAGGATTAAGACATGAGTCTTAAACGTGAGATGTTAATTGAGGCAGGTATTGAGGATAAGTCAGTGATTGATAATATCATGCAAGCGTACGGTGCAGGTATTGAGAATGCAAAATCACAGGCTAAATCTGAGCTACAAGCTGAAAATGAGACATTAAAGCAACAACTTGAGCAACAGACTCAAGCTATTCAAGACTTGCAGGCTAAAGAGGGTGCTAGTGAGGAAAGCAAGCAACAACTTGAAGAACTCAAAGCCCAATTTGAGCAGTATAAACTGGATAGTGAGGCAAACCTTGCTCAGGTAACCAAAACAAATGCTATTGCCCTTGCTTTGAAAGATGTAGGAGCATACAACTCAGAGGATTTGATGAAATTCATCAACCTAGACAGTATTGAACTAGGAGAAGATGGCAAGCCTCAACTTGAGGACACAATCAACTCACTCAGAGAGTCAAGCCCTTACCTATTCCAAACAGTGCAAGAGCAGCCTAACCCTAATATCTCTGTGCCTGGCAATCCATCAGCAAGTAATGCAGATGATGGCCTAAGTGCAGAGGACAAAGCCCTTTTTGCTGGCTTTGATAGCGTATAATACCAAAAAGAAAAGAGGAAAAATATAAATGACAGTAAATTACGCAGAAAAATTTAGTCGAAAAGTAGATGAGCGTTTTGCAAGAGATGCTCTTACTACTAACACCATTAACCAAGATTTTGATTTCATTGACGCTGAGACAGTCAAGGTCTACACAGTCGCTACATCAGGAATGAATGACTATCAGACTACTGGTCAAAATCGTTACGGTACAGCAGATGAGCTTGGTAATACAGTCCAAACTATGACGCTTTCTAAAGACCGCTCATTTACATTCACGATTGACAAGAAATCAGAGCAAGGCTCAAATGGTGTCATGGAGGCAGGTAAATCCCTAGCCCGCCAAATTTCAGAGGTAGTCATCCCTGAGGTTGATAAGTACCGTCTATCAGCAATGGTTTCAGGCGCTGACACTACTCATGTTGGTACAGGTGCAGTAAGCAAGACTAATGCTTATGAGCTTGTACTTGAGGGACAATCTAAGTTGTCAGACGCTCTAGTCCCTGTGGCTGGCCGTATTTTGCATGTATCCCCTAAATTCTACAAGTTGATTAAACTTGATGATACTTTCATCAAAAACTCAGACCTTGGACAAGAAATCACTATCAAGGGTCAAGTGGGTATGATTGATGGTATGCCAGTAGTATTGACACCATCAACATATATGCCTACAGGTGTTGAGTTTATTATCGCTCACCCAGCAGCTACTACATCACCAGTTAAATTAGAAGATTACAAAATCCACGACAATCCACCAGGTATCAACGGTAAACTTGTTGAGGGTCGTATCCGTTATGATGCTTTTGTCCTAGACGCTAAGAAAAAAGCTATTTATGTCCACAAGACAGCCTAAGGAGGTAATCAATGGCTAATGATAACACAGTAGAGGAAGTAGTAGAGGTTAAAACTGATGTCATTTTGACTAAGGATGGGGTATCATTTACCCTGTCTGACCCTATCATGGTATCAGCCTTTGAAAACAACGGCTATAAAGTGGAGGAATAAACTAAATGGCTCAATTTAAAGCAACAAGTAATGTTGTTTTTAATGTCAATGGCAAAGAGCAAAGTTATGACAAGGATGTAGTCTATGACATGGATGTCAAAACAGCTGAGAGTTTAAATACTCAAGGCAAACAATCACATCCTGAGTTGAGCCCGTTCTTTGAGCAAATTGACGAAAAAGAAGAAATCAAAGAGGCAGGTAAATAGTACCGCCTCTTATTTATTGGAGGTGGTTACTATCGCTTATTTGACACAAGATGAGTTTAATGATTTAGGATTTGATGAAGTAAATGACTTTGAAAAATTATTGATGAGGGCAGAGGTAGCTATCAATCTCTTTCTTGATGGCTTTTATGACATTAAGGATTTTGAGACTGATTTTAAGACTAGAAAGAAAGCTATTAAACTTGCTACGGCTTATCAAGTAGCTTATTTAGACGCTAGTGGTATTGCTACGGCTGATGATAAGCAAGCAGTCTCTACTGTGATACTTGGTAGGACTCACATGAGCTATTTTAACGGAACTAGTAGACCGTTTGAAAGCGATAGGTATAATCTATCACTTGACGCCTTAAACGTGCTAAAGGCAGCAGGTTTTGGGTATAGGGGGGTAGGATATGATAGAGGTCGATAAACGTTTATTGATTGATACTGTAACAATTAAAAAAGACACAGGTGAAAAAGACGGATGGGGAAAAGTAATATTAGAGAGCCCAGTGACCCTTAAACATGTCAGATTTGATAGACAGTATCAAGTGCAAGGCACCAAAAACAGTCGTAAAGAGTCCAAACCTAGTACCTTATTTGTGTACCCTAAACATTGTCCTATTACCTTAGATGATACCTTTAAGAATGCCATCATCAATGATGGCGAGCGTGAATATAGAGTTACTGCTATATCGCCTATTAGCTATCCACATAAACAAAAAGTATTTTGCTATGAAGTGGAGTGTATTTAATGGGAACTAGCGTATCTGTCAAGGTTGACCTCAAAGGTATTGAAAATAAGGTATCTCCAACAGCTTTAGCAAAAGGAAAACTGGCCATGGCTAACCAAATGCTAACAGACATGAGCCCTTTTGTTCCTCGTAAGAGTGGTGACCTCAGTGGAAGTGGCCAAGCTACTAAAGATGGGGTGAGATACCCTGGGCTTTATGCCAGAGCTCAATTTTATGGTTCTAGCTACAACAAGGCTAGGGTTTTTTATTTCAAGAAATACACTACACCAGGAACTGGAAAGCGCTGGGATTTAAAAGCTACAGCGCTACACCTTAAAGACTGGGAGAGAGTAGGAATAAAAGCAATGGGAGTAAAAGCATGAATAACAATGATTTTTCCGAAGTCCTCAGAGACTTTATCAACACACTAAACCTCTCTCTTACTTGTAGGCTTGACTATTTGTCAGAGAAAGAGGATTTAGTCCTATATCCTTTGCCAGGTGGCAAGATTTTAAAAGAGTACATGGACGGCAAGCAAGACATCAGCCTTATTTTTGAGGTGGCAATCAAAACGACTGACCACCAAAGAACAAGCTCTATTTTGTGGGCTATCAATCATGCTCTTGCTAATTTTGATTTAGAACTACCTAGCAAGAATAACTCATACCAATTCAGAGGCCTTGAAGTCTCACAGCCATTCCTTAATGACCGTGATGACCAGGGCTTTTATATTTACATGTTAGATGTAACGGCAGAAATTGAAGTAAATGGAGGAAATTAAATGCCAAAATTAAAAAACGCCAAGCGTAAACACTATGTGGCGCCTTGGTCAGCAGAAAACGCAGCAACAGAGCCAACAGGTGACGCTTGGAAATGGCTTGCAGATGGAGTGACAACCGCTGAGGTTGAGAATGACGAGGAGACAGATGATACAGCTTACTACAATGGTGATGGGACGCCTGAAACAGTAGTAAAATCTGTAAAATACGGGTTCTCATTTGAGGGGGACTACATCAAAGAGGATGAGGCTCAAGCTATCATTGCTGGCATGCGCTTTAAAACTGGTGATGGACGTAAATTGTGGTTTAAAGTTGTTGACGCTGATGGCAAAAAACAATATGTGGGCGTAGCTACAGCCTCTGGCATTAAAATTGGAGGCGGTGAGGCGTCTGAGTTTGAGGGCTTTGAGTGTACTATTAGCTGGAACTCAGCACCTAAGGAGTCCGCTGTAGTCGGATAATGTGATTTAGGGGGAGTGGTAATGCTCCCCTTTTTATTTTTGATTAAAAAATTAGTAGGAGAAAAAAATAATGGTAGTAATTAAAAAGCGTGATAATGTCATCCCTGTAGAATTTGGAGAGTTTACTCTTGAATTTATCGGCAATGACCAAAATATCCACAAAATGGAGAGACTTGGCAAAATCCTCAAAGATGAGGGCGAAAAAGTAGCCAATGCAGAAGATGACAAAGCATTTGAGGCTTTACAAGACATGGTTAAGAACTCATGGACAGAGCTATTTGACGCTGAGGCTTATCAAAAAGTCTACGATTTCTCAAATGGGTCTACTGTAGACACAATGGCTTACTTACTTGAGACTATCAATGGTGTCATCTCAGAATGGGAGCAACGTAATAACACAGACGCTCTCAAGAAATATTTAGGAGACTAACATGCTAGATTTATCAAGGAAATTGACTGATGAGTTAGTCCTTGGTGATGATGTGTACCCTATGAATATCTCTTTTAACAAAGTTTTGAAAGCCATTGAGCTTATCAATGATGATGGAATTGATGAGATTTACAAGCCCTATCTTGCTTTGCAGATATTCACAGATGTTGATTTCACTCAAGCTCTTACACCTGAGGAGGCCACTGGCATATTCAAGATGATATTTGAGGAGCACATCAGGCTTATTCCAGCTAGAGACACGGCACCAGTGCTAGACCTAGCAGGCAATCCGATTAAAAGCAAGATACGCTCTAGAAGTCAATCAGAGACAAGTGCCAGACTATTTAGCTTGAAATATGACGCTGAGTATATTTACTCATCATTCATGCAAGCATACGGCATTGACCTCATAGACGCTCAGAACAGCCTACACTGGAAAAAGTTTAATGCTCTATTAAATGGCCTACCAAGTGATACAAAATTCTCTGAGGTTATCAAGATAAGAGCTTATAAACCTCAAAAGGGAGATAGTAAGAAGTATAGAGAGAGCATGAAAGAACTCAAAAAAGAGTACGCTCTACCTAAAGATTTTGACTACTAATTTAGAAAGGAGGGAATAAATGGCAGATGGTTCAGTAACTATCAAGGTTGACATGGATGGCTCAGGTGCTCAAGCTGGAGTCAGCAAGCTAAAGTCTCTTTTTGGAGGCCTTGAGAGTACAGGACAAAAAGTAGGCTCTGTATTTAAGTCTGTATTGGGAGCTAATTTGATTGGCTCAGCCTTATCAGCTGGAGTCAGTGCAGTTTCTGGTGGTATCCGTGAGATGGCCTCTGAACTCAATAGCTCACAGAAAGCCTGGAAAACATTTGAGGGAAACCTCCAAGCCTTTGGGCGCTCATCTGAGGAAATCAAGGCAGCAAAAACTGAAATGCAAGACTTTGCAACCAAGACCATCTACTCAGCCTCTGACATGGCTAATACTTACTCACAGCTTGACGCTGTAGGTACTAAAAATGTAGGTAGCTTAGTTAAGGCCTTTGGTGGTCTTGCAGCCTCAGCAGAAAACCCAGCACAAGCCATGAAATCATTGTCAACTCAAGCAACACAGATGGCAAGTAAGCCCAAAGTAGCTTGGATGGACTTTAAAATCATGATGGAGCAGGCGCCTGCTGGTATGGCTGCAGTAGCAAAAGAGATGGGAATGTCTACTGCTGACCTTGTAAAAGCTGTGCAAGATGGGAAAGTTAAGACTGAGGATTTCTTTGACGCTATGAACAAAGCAGGTAACTCAGACGCTTTTCAAAAAATGGCCACAGAGTTTAAAACGGTTGACCAAGCCATAGACGGGGCAAAAGAAAGCCTCTCTAATAAGCTAATGCCAGCCTTTGACAAACTCAATTCGTTTGGAATTAAGGCAGTCAATGCAATTTCAGACTCTTTTGACAAAATCAATTTTGATAGTTTAGCAGATAAATTAGGTAGCTTACTAGATAGCATTGATGTAGAGGGTTTTATCTCAGGCTTATCTAATGGATTTGCTCAAGCAGGTCAAATGGTCTCTAATTTCTTTGCTATTTTTAATAAAGCTGGCGTATTTGATTACATCTCAGACTCAATCAGAGATATTGTAGTCACAGTACAGTCTCTTTTTGAGGAGTTAACCAGTGACAGCAATGGATTTAGTAATGTTGTTGAGGGTATCGCTAATGTAGTGATTTTAGTAAATGTAGCCATTCAAGAGTTAGCCGCTGGCGTTCAATTTGCTCTTGAGGCATTTGCTAACACTGGGGCTATTAAAAATGCTTACAGTGCTTTCAAGGATTTCACAGCTGCAGCTGTAGACCTTGCTATAAAATTAGGTGATGTCATCCCTTGGGATGTCATAGGGGCTGCTGTAGGTCATGTAGTAAACGCTATTTCATTAGTCATTAGCTGGATTTCAAAATTATCACAGTCAATTAGTGCAGATATTTGGAAAGGTCTAGTTATAGGTATTGGTGGGGCAGTTGTTGCTTTCAAAGCGTTTAACTTTTTACAGTCGTTCAATCCTTTTGGGCTATTTAAAACCAATGCCACTGAGGCAGTTGATGGCGCTACAAACAGTGTCAGACAATCCAAAAGTACTATCACTCAGTTATTTAATGGTTTATCAAATATCATTAAATCTCTAGGCACATCTATCAAGACAGCAGCTGTAGGAATTGGACAAGGTTTAAAAACAGCTCTTTCAGGTTTAGCGCCTGTCATCCGTGCATTTGGAGCAGCACTAAAAACAGCAGGTGTAGCAAATATACTAGCATTTGGTGGAGCTATAGCTATTGCAGCTGTAGGTATAGGAGCGGGTGTAGCTATTATTGCTGCAGGGTTGACGCTTTTAGCCACTCAAAGTCAGGGTATAGTTGCAATCTTGCAAGCTGTAGGTGATGTGGTGGTCAGTGTAGGTACAGCTATAGGTACTATCCTAAACATGGCTATCCAAGGCTTAGCTCAAGCCCTTGTAATTGTAGCACCTGTGCTCCCTACTATAGCCTCATCATTCGCAATGATGTCCCCAGTTATTTTAGCTGTAGGGAAAGCAGTTAGCTCCATCATCAGTTCATTTAGTGGGTTAGCGCCCGTTATTACAGCACTAGGCTCAGCAATTAGCAAAGTAATAACATCTATCAGCTCAGGCATTGCTCAGGTAGCTAAAGCTATAACCCCTATTGTTGAAATTATTTCAGATACTTTTGTCAAAGTGGTTAGTATTGTCACTGAGGCAGTTGTCCAAATCGTCCAAGCTATCGCTCCATTTGTGCCAGCGATTACTGAGATGGTAATTGCAACAGCTCCTGTTATCCAGTCACTTATTGAGTCATTTAATAACCTTGTAAATCAAATTAGCCCTATTATTGATAGTTTGACCAATTTGATTAAGACATTTGGTGAACAAGTTAAGTCTATCCTGGATAGCGCCAAGGGCGTAATAGAGTCATTTGGCTCAGTTATTAGGAGTGTGCTTGATGGTGTCGCTGGTATCTTTGAAAGTATGGGTAATGCTGCTAAAAATGCTGGAGTAGGCGTGAAGTTGATGGCTCAAGGGATAAAAATGTTAGTAGACCTTAACCTAGGAGACCTAGTGGCCACTCTGGGAGCAACAGCTACAGGATTGGCAGCTATTGCTAACTCAGGTATCGCTACAGCTGGCTCAGGATTGCAACAATCAGGAATAGGATTGGGTTTGATAGCTACATCAGCAAGAGCAGCAAGCGTAGCCATAGAGACCCTACCAACAGCATTGAGTGCACTAAGCACAAGCATTAACCAATTACCAAACGCTTTAACAACAGCAGGTACAGCTATGAGCACATTTGCTACATCAGCAGTGGCCTCATTTAGTAGCTTGTCTGGTGCTGTTTCAGGCATTACTGTCTTACAGAGTGCCCTTATTGGTTTATCAAGTGCCTTAGTGGCTACTATGTCAGCTACATCAGCAATGACATCAGGATTTTCTGCAACGGCTGGAGTTATTAGCTCCCTAGGTGGGGTGCTAGGCACAATTCCTAGCCAATTCTCAGCAATTTCATCCTCAGCTATGACAGCTAACACATCTATCATGCAATTAGCGTCATCAGCTCCTGCAGTGGCCTCTAGTTTTGCTAACATCTCTAGCTCTGCTGTGTCAGCTATGTCTCAGCTTAATTCAGTGATTAGGTCAGCGATGACACAAGCTGTCTCACAAATGAGCTCAAGTATGCAACAGATGACTAATGTGGTAAGACAATCAGCAAGTCAAATGACTCAAGCTGGTCAACAGGCAGGGCGTGGAGTTTCAACAGGTATAACAAACGGCATACGCTCAGGCATTGGCTCAGCTACATCAGCAATGTCATCAATGGTCAACTCAATACGCTCAGCAGGGATGAGAGGTGTATCTACTATGCGATATGTAGGCTCTATGATTAGCCAAGGGTTAGCAAGTGGTATGTATTCAGCCTTAGGGGCTGTGACAGCTGCAGCTAATGCCATTGTCGCTCAAGCTGAGAGAGCTGCAAGAGCTAGAGCTAGAATACACTCACCATCAAGGCTATTTAGAGATAATGTAGGGCGCTATATTGCTCAAGGTATCGCTGTAGGTATTGAGAAAAATACCTCAGATGTTACTGACAGTTTGGCTTATGTTCAAAAAGAGATGTCAGCCTTTAAATTTGGCGCTGAGGACTTGCTTGGACTTGGTAATAACACATTAAGTCAGTCATTAAAAATGAGCCTTGGACTTGCACAAGCTCAGTCTGAAAAATCTGGCTCAGGCACTAATGCAGAAATTAACAACCAGTACACTTTTAATTACCATGGCAACAAGGTAGATGAGAGTGAGAAACGTGACATCCAAAGCCTCATGAAAGAGATGGCATGGTACACAAATAGAGAAAAAGAACGATTAGGAGGTACTTAATGAGCACATTTATTAAATTTGATGGCAAGAAATCTAGTGATTTTGGGTTAAAAATTATAAATGATATTGAGTTTAGCTCTGCCTCCTATGATGTTGAGACTATTGAGGTGCCAGGGCGTGATGGGGTGCTTTTGAAAGATAATCAAAGGCTTAAACCTGTCAAGCGTGAGTTTCCTATGAAATTCAGTACAGCTGAAAGATTATCTACATCAGAGGTAGCTATAAGTGATTGGCTCAATGTCAAGGGATGGAAAGAATTGGAGTTTTCATGGGAGCCTGATTATATCTATCTTGCTACTTTTATTGAGTCATTTAGCGTTAAGGAATTGCTTAGGAATTTTGGTGAGGTGAAATTAAACTTTTTAATTCACCCTATCAAATTTTTAAAAACTGGACGCAATGAAATCACTTTGACAAATGGGATGACTCTTAAAAATCTTGGTAACGTACAATCTAAGCCACTAATTAAGATTAGAGGTAATGGTAATGGTATTTTGACCATCAACGGATACCAGTTATCACTTGAGAGCGTCCAAAATGAGCTCATAATAGATATGCAGAAACATCTAGTGTATAGTGGCAATCTGTCAGCCTGGGATAAAATCACAAGGAATGGCAAGCACAGAATGCCTCTATTTGATGTTGGAGATAATAGGATTTCATGGACTGGTAATTTTACAATGACAGCCGTGCCAAATTGGGGGGTTAAACTATGAACCCAGTATTATATAAAGCTGATGAACGCTCATTTAGAACTTTTGGGCTGGGTGAGATTTCAGACGCTTATAAGGTCACTGTTACCAGAGAGAGAAATGGTAATTATGACTTATATATCAAATACCCAGTGAATGGCCGTTTTGCCTCTATTTTTAAAGAGGAAATGAAAATCAAGTCAGACGCTGGTAAGAGGACTAAGTGGCAAACATTTGAGATTAACCGTATAGTCAAGAATAGTAGTGAACATATTGAAATTTATGCCCGTCATATCTCTATGAGAACCTCAGACATTGCCTTAAAACCTGTGGTAAAAGCCTCAAAGGTTACAGCTGAGGCAGCCCTTAGACTTTGGAAAGATAATCTGGTAGGAGATGATGTATTTGATGTTAGCTCAGACATCCAAACTATAGGTAATATCTCATGGGAAGTAGATAAGGTTGGAAGTGCTAGGAAAGCATTAGGTGGGGTCTCAGGCTCCATCCTTGATGTTTTCGGTGGTGAGTATGAGTTTGACAATAACCTCATCATCTTGCATAAACAGATGGGGCGTAAGGCTCCAACAGTGCTAGAGTATGGGCGTAATTTGCTCAGTGTAGAGGAGGAGAGGCTCCTAGATGGTAACTATACCTCTATCTATCCATTTGCACGTTACACGCCAAATGTTGAGGGCTCAGAGGACTCACATGAGGTCTTAGTCACATTGCCTGAGCACATCATAGATAGTCCTTATTTGAAATTATATGCTCAGAGAAGAATATCTCTGGTAGATTTCTCAGGCAAATTTGATGACAAGCACCCTCCAACGGCTGAAAAATTGAGGTCACTAGCCCAGTCTTACATCAATAGCAATAACATTGGAGCTCCTAAAATCTCTACAGAGGTCTCTTATGTAGATTTATCACAGACTTTGGACTATCAAGATTTTGGGGTCATGGAAGAAGTTGAGCTCTGTGACATCATCCCTCTCTACTATCCACAATTTGACATCACTACAACCACTGAGAAAGTAGTCAAGGTGGTCTATGATGTCTACACTGACTCTAATGAGGAGATAACGCTAGGCACTATCGGTCAATCTCTGTCATCTAGCATGACTGCAGGGATTGCTGACCGTTTATCAGTAGTTGAGGAAAAACAAGCCTCTATTGAGAGCACTCTACCTCAATATCTCATCAGTGGCACTGGTAATAAGATTTGGAATGAAACACCAGCCAAAAATATTGAGCACAAAATAGGTGATATATGGTTTGAGGAAAATGGCCGTTATCAACGGATGTATATCTGGAATGGTAGCATGTGGGAAAAACGGCTTGACACTGAGGATGTTGCCCGTGTTCAGAAAGATGTAGACCAACAACTTGAGTCTGTCAATAATAGGATAGAATGGCTACAAGGCAAAAATGACCAGAAAATTTCTGATTTATTCAAAAAGTCAAATGCTACTCAAGAATTAGCTGAGGTCTCTAAACAACTTGCTCAAGAGGCTAAGAATGCCTCTAACTCAACAGGCCAAGAGTTATCACAATACAAGCAAGACAGTGAACAAAAATTGTCTGTTTTGAAAACTCAGACCGCTCAAATTGATGGTAAGGCAGGGCAAGCTTTAAATAAAGCCAATCAAACAGCTGTAGAAACCTCTAACTTAATTGCTAATTTGAGGACTGACCTAAATGGCAAGGTTTCTCTTGCTGATTTCCAAAATGTAAAAGAAACGGCTAAAATCCATGAGCGTATATTAGGTGCATCCGAAGTTGGAGCACCTGACAAGCTATCACGGCTTATCATGAGTAGCGAGATTTTTCAGACAGAGGTTGGAAAGTATGTCACAGATGATAACAACTTGATTGTCAACTCAATGACAATGGATAAGCACACGCTAGTAAATGCTACTAGAGACGGTGTGAATGTATCTGTAAGCGATGGAATTTTCACAATTAAGGCGCAAGGTTTAACAGGTTATAACTGGTCAGGTTTCTCTTTGCCTATTTACGTTAAAAAAGTTTATCATGGTGAAACTTATACGCTAGGGTTTAAGTACCGCATTAGGGAATATCCAGACGTTTCTTTTGCGTTTAATGTCAAAAACCACGGGTTAAACAAAACCTTAACTTGGGCTAACATCGGAGAGAATAGACCGCCACTTGATGAGTGGCAGGAGTTCCAAAAAACTTTTTCTATACAAGAAGACTTTGCATTCGGTGAAGACAAAAACTATCCATTTTATATCTTCCTCGCTAAGAATGGTTGGATTGAGTTCAAAGAACCTATCTTGGTTCGTGGTTCAAAGACTGGCCCATACAAGCCGAGTCAGTTTGATGATGCTTATAAAATCACAGACGAAGCTAAAGGACTTGCTACCGACGCACAAGCAAGAGCAGTACAGATTGCTCAAGGTTTGGAAGCGACACGGACACAAGTCACACAGCTTTCTAATTCGTGGTCAGTCAAAACCTTGAACAATGCCGGCGATATCCTCGGACAGTTGAATCTAAACAAAGACGGTTCAGTTCGTATCAATGATGCTCTTGTTGCCGTGGGTGAAAAAACCTATATTCAAGACGGTGTGATTAAAAAATCCATGATTGGCAATGCTCAAATCGGAACGGCTCATATCGGAGAAATTGACGCAAGCCAAGCTAGAATTATCAATATTTCATCAAAAAACATTGTCACAGATGGATTGACAGCTAACATTATCAAGGGTGGTAAGCTATCATCATTAAATAGTGCTACCAATTTTGACCTACAGACGGGTTGGATTGAAATGGACAGGGAAGGTGTAGGAGTTGTAAACCATTTTGCAGGCAGACCTATTCAATACCTTGTTTTCGGTGCTGGTGCAATTTCCGATAAACCTGGTTCATATACCGCTCTAATGTCTAATTCAAATGGTAGGATAAACATGGATGATGGCTCTGCTGGTATCCAGATTTGGAATACCAACGACAACACAACAGCTATCAATCTATACGGTGATGAAATAGCAATGATGTATAACGCTACTGACCAGAGAGGAATAATATTTGATAATGTCAAAAATGAAATTAAAAATGTTGAAACAATGAAAGTTGGAACAATAGGGGCAAGTCATGAAATATGGATAAAAGGCAAATCTCTAGCAAAAGTATTTGATTTAATTAATCAGAATTTTATTGGCATTGAAAACTGGTTTAAACGAAACAAACTCGGTTCTCCAGGACGATACGACGTAAGAATTTAGAAAGGTAAAACAGAAACATGAACACAACAGATAAAGTAATTAATAATTTAGGCGTTCAGATAGCTAATAAAAGTATCTCGGAGGCTTTCAGCCTTGCTGAACGTGATGAGGCGCTGGTTGAGTTGCAACAAGTTAGAGATGAGCGTGATAAGGCTCTAGCTGACTTGGAAAATATCAAGTTAGGTTTTGAGGGAATGAATAAGATTTTACAATCTGATGAGCGCCTTAAAAACCTCTATGAGGAAGTAAAAGCCAAACAAATTGAGGAAGGATAATATATATGGAATTTAAAGTAATTAGCAAATATTTGCAAGATAGTAATAGAACTTTTGTGGCAATCCGTAAAGAGACACCCTACACAGCTTTTGACCGTGTCCTAATCGGTAACCGTGTGAACGAGTCAGATGAGGTGCTAATTGAGGCAGTGCTTGGCCAGGTAGCCACAGAGTTTAACCCTGCTGATGGTGTCAAAAAGTTGCAAGAAGACTTAAAAAACCAAGAGAAAAGCTATGACCAGAAATTAGCTGAAAAAGACAATGAGATTAACGCTGTCAAAGCCATTGCTAATTGGGCTGTACTTGCAAGAGTGACAGATGTGGACAATCCACTAGACCCTACAGTATTCAAGCGTGGTCTTGAATTGGTTGACCTTGCCCAGGTCGGTAAAACCTACCAATCTCATGACATTTTTACGATTGAAAATCCAGAGCACAGTGAGCAATTTCAAGAGGGCAAGCGTGTCATGGTGCAAGTGAATGAGTCATTTACTTACCAAGGTCAGACATTGCAAGAACTAGCAGACCTTGAGAGAAATGGAAAGCTAGGTATTTGGAAATGGGAGCCACCAAAAGAGAATACCCCTACAACAAGCACAGAGCTAAATACTGAGGCAGTGCCACAATAAGAAAGGGGGGCTAAAGTGACTATATCAGATTTAATAGCACACTTAGCCCCTACTGTTGGTGTAATTGCCACTGGATGGTTTGGACTTACAGCGAGTAAGTCAGCTAACTTGAATAAACAGCAATTTAATGAGCTAAAAAACGAGTTAGGCACTATCCAGCATGCAGTAGAGACTGTGCAAGACTTAGGGCATTCAAATAATGAAATGCTTTCTGATGTCAATAAAAAATTACTGGTACATGATAAGGCTCATCTAGTCACTATGTATTTAAGACTAGAAAGAGACATGACTAATGCTATTAACCGTGGATACACTACAGTACATGAGTCTGACATCATCCACGAAATGCACAAGAGCTATAAAAATTTAGGTGGGAACGGCTATATAGATAGCCTCTACCAAAAATACAACATTTTAGAAGTGAGGAATTAAAAATGAAAATTAACTGGCTTGTACGCTTTAAAAATAGAGCGTTTATTATCCGTTTACTACTTGCTATCATCCTACCTATTTTGACCTATTTTGGGTTAAAATTTGAGGATTTGACTAGCTGGGGTGGGGTTTATGAGTTATTCTTGAAATTTTTGTCAAACCCTTATCTTATCGGTTTATCAATCGTGAGCGCCCTAAATATTGTGCCTGACCCTACTACAGCAGGGCTATCAGATAGCTCAAGAGCTCTGACATATACAGAGCCTAGCGAAGATTAAATATGGAGAGCCTATTAGGCTCTCTTTTTTTAGAAAGGAGGGCGAAAATTGGAAAAAATTATCAGCAAAAAGATAGAGCTGACAAGCAATATTAGAGGAATTGATAAGCTCCAGCATGAGCTCTACAGTAAAGATAAAGAGATAGCAGAATTTCACTTTACGACAAAAGAGCTCACGGCTGAGAAAGTCATCTGTCTCTTTCATTTTAAGGGCACCAATCGCTATAAAGAGGTTGAGGCTGTCATAGATGGCAATACCTTTACAGTCAAGTTTGATAACTCTTTGATAATTGCAAGTGAGACAGTTGTAGGGTACATCTATTTTGAAAAAATTGAAAAATCAGCTGATGTATATGCTTTCTCTTTCCATGTGAAAGTTAGTGAGATTGACAAGGCTGCTCAGGCACCTGTCATGGAACAAAAGACAAAGCGTGTCATAGATGTCAAGGATATTGTGACAAAGGATGAGCTTGAGAGCTTGTTACCTAAAAATAACGCTCCAGGCGTAGCTTATGATGACAGTGAGCTAAGGGCTGAGCTTGCAAATAAGGCTAATCAGAGCGATGTAGCCCATATCTTGGATGACATTAAGGCTTTAAAGACTAAGCCTGACAATGACACCATTTATGATGACAAGCCTCTTGTAAGGCGTGTAGAGGCTTTAGAGAACAAGTCAAGTGTGGACACTAGTGATCTAGTCACTAAGTCAGAATTAGATGGCAAAGGGTACTTGACTCAACATCAGAGCTTGGATGACTACGTTAAACACTCAGAGCTACCTGACCCCTACAATGATACTGAGCTCAAGAAACGAGTTGAGACTCTTGAAAATAAAAAAGAGGTAGATACCTCAAAATTTGTTACTGAGGAGGCTCTAGCTGGTAAGGGCTATCTTACTCAACATCAAAATTTAGATGAGTATGCTAAAAAATCAGAAATTCCTCAGCCATACAATGACAATGAAGTCAAACAAAGACTTTCACTCATTGAGCAGAAAGAACCTCAAAGGCTCAATCTTAATGGTAATACTCTTAGCTTATCTGGTGGAGGTGGCAGTGTTGTCTTACCAAGCACTCCAACTAATACAGGTGGAAAAGCCAATGAGTATGAAATCCATGGCCAAGGCATGCCAAATGGCAAGGTTAGCGCTCCTGTAGGTACTACCTATGTTGATACCGCTGTAACTAATGGCGCTTTAAAATGGATAAAAAGAAGCGGGACAAACAATCAGGGCTGGGAGGTTCTGACTGGCGATACTGGTTGGCGAACGCTGAATATTAAGTCTAAACTCGGAAACTCATATCTGAAAGTACGGCGCAAAAATGACACCGTAACATACCAATTCGGAGGATTGAGTTGGGGTTGGTTCGGTGTCATTCGTAGAGGTGGCGTAGGATACGAGGCTCAAGGTAGCGACAGGGAAAGAAACTGTTACATTTTAGGACTTGGTGGTGTTCCTGTTGGTTTTCGCTCTGAGGGGTCTTTAATAGGAAACATTTACAACGATAAAGGTGTCTCCTACGGGACTTGGTATCTTGGAGGTGCTGGAGATAGCAACATGTTGAGATTTCAGTTTACTGACCCAGTGCCAACAGACCGAGATATTGGAGACATTCGTGTCAGCTCTATTTCATATCTTACGAGCGAGCCTTGGCCTAATGTCTTACCATAAGAAAGGAAATTAAAATGGTAGAAATTATCAATACTAATGTATTTAATGGAATTGCTGGCGCTCGTCCAACAGATAAGCCAAAATACTATATTTTGCACAATGACGCTGGCTCCATGACCCCTGAGAGTTATATAGGCTGGTTACAAGAACGCTATAATAACGGTCAATCAGCTCTAGGATTTGCTCATTATTACATCAACCGTGACACTATCGCAAGGGTTGAGAATACCTACAGTGGCACCTGGTCGGCTGCTAACTATGACGCTAACATGAACTCAATCAGCTATGAAGTTTGTCAACAATATAATGCCTCAGACGCTGAATTTATTGAGAATGAAAACATGGTACTTAGACAGATGGCTGAGGATATGACTTATTATGGAGATACTCCTAACTACTCTAATATCAAGTTTCATAATGAATTTTCAAGCACCTCATGCCCTAAACGTTCTTTAGCTCTACATGGTGGCTATAATGATAGTCTTAGAGATTATGTCATTGCTAAAATTAAGTATTATCAAAGTATAGGCTCAACCGTCCAGGAAATGCTAGGCGAGGCCAAAGCAGAGGCTGGATGGCACAATAATAGTACTGGATGGTGGTATGTCAATGAAGATGGCACATACCCTACTAATAAATGGCAAGTTATTGATGATGTCTGGTATTACTTTGACAGCAATGGCTACATGAAAGCTAATACTTGGCACAAACACTCAGACACTAACTGGTACTATTTACTACCAAATGGCGCTATGGCTACTGGATGGGTGCTAATTGATACTAACTGGTACTATTTTGACAATCAGGGCGCTATGGCTACTGGATGGGTTAAGTACAAAGATACTTGGTACTATCTTGATTATCAAAAAGGCTCAATGGTATCTAATGCCTTTGTCAAATCAGCAGACGGAACAGGCTGGTACTATCTCAAGGATGACGGGTCACTTGCTGATAAGCCTGAATTTGAGGTAGAGCCTGATGGACTGATTACATTGGCTCATACCAAAGAAGAAACAACAAAATAAAATATAATAGAAAGAATTTCAAGTTAATTATACACACAGAAACCACAGGCTTATGCTTGTGGTTTTTTTGTTTTTTAAGTAATTTTAGTATCATTGATTGAAATGAGGGATAGTAAAATTCTCTCTAAATTCTCCACTTGATGACAATGCTATCAGCTGTGACTTGTACTTTCTTGATTAAGGCTCTAACTATGTCTCTTTGAGCCTCATAGTCCATCTTTAAGATGTCTCCTTTATCCAAAGATTGCTTGATAGTGTTTTTGGTTTCCTCTTGCTTGAGCGCTGGGTCATCCTCCAGCTCTTTTTCTAGCAAGTTTCTCATGCTTAGAAATTCGCTTGATTTGCTCTGTAGTTCTTCCAGGGTAATTCTGTCATCTATGTATAGGTCGTTAAGTCTACTGATTTTTTTAGTCAATTCTCTAATCTGTTTCTGATAACTCTCACGGTCTATGGACTCTTTGTGATTATCTGATAAGATTTTTTCTAAGTATTCGGAGTCATGCTGCAACTTATTGACCTCTTGCAAGACAAAGGTCTCAAGGTCATCCTTGAGGTAAAAACCTGAGTCACACTTTTTGTTATCATTGTATGTAGTTACTCCTCTCAACTTTCTAGGGTGTCTCTGATGACACTCATATTTTACTAACCTAGTGCCATCTTTTCTAATCATGCCCATCATGATTTTTAGAGGTGCTAGACAGTAGCCGCATTGAGCTATACCTGATAGCATATACTTTGCCTGGAATGGTCGAGGGTTGAAATTTTCAAGCGCTGTCCTTTGCCTGATTTTTAGTTCTTCCTGTGTCTTATCATAGGTTTCTTTTGAGATAATGGGTTCATGATTGCCTTTGTATATTTCCCCCATGAATTGGTTATATCCACAGTAGACAGGGTTATCTAATATCACTCTGACCGCTCTGTAGTGCCATGGCTTTTCTTTTGGGTATTTCTCATTAAGGTCATCTCTGAGCTTAGTGATTGACCTACCTGATAGATAGCTCTCAAAGATGAATTTGATAACTAGAGACTGGACTGGGTTGATGGTCATAGTGCCTGTTTCTTTGTGATAGTCATAGCCGTAGGAGGTCTTAGCCCACATCATGGACTTTCCAGCCTTTGCACGCCCTAGCTTACCCAGTTGCATTCTTTCCTTAATTTGTTCACGCTCCAGCTGAGCAAACACGCTCAAAAGTCCTATCATAGCCTTGCCAAATGGCGTAGAGGTGTCAAAATTCTCTTGTAAGCTCAGAAATTCAATCCCATTCTTGATAAATACATCCTCAATCAAAAATAGTGTATCTTTCTGACTACGACTAAGACGGTCTAATTTATAGACTAAGACTGTATTAAATTTTTTCTTGTTAGCGTCTTTGATAAGGCTCTCTAGTGCTGGTCTTTCAGTATTAGAACCTGAAAAACCTCCATCAGTATATACTTTATAAACCGTCCAGTCCTTAATTTTACAATAGGACTCTAGTTTATCTATTTGCTCATCTATAGAGTACCCCTCCTCAGCCTGATTGGTAGTAGATACTCTGACATAGATAGCCACTTTATTTGTTGATTTCATTGCTTTTGTACCCCCTTTTTGATAAAATAGGGTATAGAAAAGAGGGCTTTTTAATGCCTATCTTTCTATACATCATGCCTCATGCTCAGAGTCGCCAAACTTTGTGAGCGTGAGGTCTTTTTTTATTTGATTTTTACTTCCATATCTCCACCTAATTTCTGAGAGACAAGTGAGTCACCATCATCCGTCTTAATGTGCAACATTGGATATAAATTAAAATCAACTCCATTGATACCAGCCCAAACATTAAAAGCCTCATGCTCTTTTGTTTTTAAACCATCAGCAAATGCTTGCAGGTCAGTCTTAGAGTAGTATTTATAATCATTTGGAACTTTCACATATAAGATGGTGTCTTTGTTATAAAAAGTATATGTAGAAATATCAACGCCTTTATCAGTTAAATCTTTCTTAAAGTAATCAATAAAGTCATCCATCTGCTCTGCTGAAATCCGTGGTAGTTTATCATTAGTTTTAGAGCTTGCCTCTGTGGTCTCTGTAGTGTCTTTTTTCTCATCTTTAACCTCACTTGTTGAGGCCTGAATAGTAACTTTAGGTGTTTCAGGTGTTTCTGTCTTTGGCGCTAGTCCTAATGCTTGCAGAATAAAGCCAAGGGCAGCTAGGACTAGAAAGCCCCCTACAAATAATTTTAATTTTTTCATTATGTTTTCTCCTTTTTTTATGGTTTATAGATTTCTACAACCTCTCCGATTGTACGGATGTCATCATTTTCTGACAAATGGATTTCCTCATAAGCGTTATTTAAACTTTGAAGATACCAAGTTCCATCATAATCTCTTTTTAGCTTTTTAACAAAGTTTTTACCGTTTACTTGGAAAATACCAATAGAATTGACATCAACCTGACTAGTCACTTTGATAAAAAGTAGGTCATTATCTTCTATCAAAGGCTCCATAGAGTCCCCAGCTACCTTAGCAATGGTGTCATAGTTATCAGGCACATCATCCACTCTGAGTCTAACTTCCATGTGTAGATTATCCTCTTGAAAAATACCACGGCCTGCAGCTACCAAACCCTCAACATAGTCTATAATATAGTCATCATTTTTGTATTTATCTAGGATAGTAGTGGTCTTTGTGCTAACTTGCTCATTTAATTGGCTAGTAGCATAATCTATCACATTTGATTGTCTATCTTTTTCTAATTGATTAAAAATTGTTAATATCTCATGGTTTCTTTCATTATGGTATTTTTCTCTTTCTTCGTCTGCTAGACCTAGAAGATAATCAGATGTGACATTGAAAATTTCTGCCAGTTTCTTCAAATCTTTCCCTTTTGGGAAATTTTCGTTTTTCTCCCACTTTGAAACAGTTGTATATGTTTTCATGTTTAGAATTTCAGAGAGTTCTGTTTGTGTCATGTTTTTTCTTTCTCTTAATTCTCTTATCTTATCCCCTAATTGTTTCATATTTCTAGCCTCCTTTTGACAATTTAATTATATCATAAACAAGATTATAAATCAATTATATAAGAAAAAACTTTTATATTTTTAAAAGAAATGGAAAATATTTTAAAAAATATTAAAATAAATCATAAAAAATAGTTGACATGAGATATAAAATCATATATAATGAAATCAACAATAAAAAAGGAGGTGCATTATATGATTACCATTGCAGAGCTACGAGCAAGAAATAATAAGATGTCACAGCGTGAGTTAGCTAGACAATTAGGCGTCACGCAAACATCTGTGAGTAACTGGGAGAAAGACCAGTCAAATATTGGCGGTAAACATCTTAAAAGTCTAGCGTTATTCTTTGGGGTATCTACTGATGATATTTTAGGCGTAACATCTACTGATGTTTAATTTTTTATAATCTCAATAAGATTATAAATCATATAAGATGAGAAAGGAGCACAGATGAACGAACTTATCAACGTAACACTAAATGACAACCATGAGCCAGTGATTTCAGGTAGACAACTACATGAGGCTTTAGATGTCAAAACTAGATACAATGATTGGTTTAATCGTATGACAGAATATGGTTTTATTGAAAATCAAGACTATCTAGCTATTACTCAAAAAAGAGTAACAGCTCAAGGAAATTCAACTAATCAAGTAGACCACATCATCAAGCTAGACATGGCCAAAGAAATTGCCATGATACAGCGAACGGAACGAGGCAAGCAAGTCCGACAATACTTTATACAAGTAGAAAAAGATTTCAATAGCCCTGAGAAGATTATGGCAAGAGCCTTACTCATGGCTGACAAGAAAGTCCATCAGCTAGAGGCTAAAATTGAGGCTGACCGTCCTAAGGTACTATTTGCTGAGGCAGTCAGTGCTAGTCACTCGTCTATCCTAGTTGGAGAGCTTGCTAAGTTGCTCAAACAGAATGGGGTAGACATGGGAGCTAATCGCTTATTTAATTGGCTCAGAGCTCATGGCTATCTCATTAAACGCAACGGGCGTGACTGGAATATGCCTACACAAAAGAGCGTAGAGATGGGACTCATCAAGGTCAAAGAAACAAGTATCACACACGCTGACGGCCACATCACAGTTAGCAAGACACCACTTGTAACTGGCAAGGGTCAACAGTACTTTATCAACAAGTTTCTCAATCAGGAATACTTAACAGGATAAGAAAAAGCCCCTCTGGAACGGTAACTCCATTGAGGGACTCAGCAAAATACTTACAAGGTAATTATATCATGAAATTAAAAAAAAATAAATGGGAGCCACGGATAATCAACATTATGGCAGATGGTTCACAGGTTGACAATCTGTCAGGGTACACAATCCCTGCAGGTCATTCATACTACGACATTATCAGAAAATATTTGAAGAAAGGGGCTTAAATATGAGGTATGCAGTACATCATAAGAAACACCCATGAGAACTACACAGCGTTAAATAACGCTTTCACTCAAGACAGCAGGCTTGAACCAGCAACAATAGGCATATTGACGGTGATTTTAACTAATAAGCCTGACTGGGTTGTATATCCTGAGGAAATCGCTAGACGGTTGAATATTAGCAGGCGGACAGTGGATAGACATTTCAAGATACTAGAGCAGTGTGGGTATTTGCTATCTGTGAGAATTAGCCATGGCAGAGGGAACGGGACAGAATTTAGACGATTTTTCTCAGACAGCCCTATGTCAGAAAGCTATAAAAATTACTTAAAGAGTAATCTAGCTGATGAGTTATCCACAGGCAACTAGATAGAATTATTTTACACTTGGAAGATTTTGCCATGTTAAAAATTGCCATGTTAAAAACTGCCATGTTAAAAA